CGAAGAGCTGATCGGCTGGAGCGCCTACTTCAGCATCCTCAACGAGGACCAGCAGAAGGAGATCGACAAAGCCCGACGCCGCCGCTAGCCCCGGCGGCTTTTTTACAGCGTAAACTGAAGTACCAGACTAAGCTCCGTAGCCGTGGCAAAATACACCGCAGACATTGAAATTGCCGTCCGCGGTGGCACACAGGTAGATGGCCTGATAAAAAATCTCAACAGACTTAATAATTCAATCAATGTTGTTAATAGAAATGCGAAATTACTTGAGGGCAAAGGTTTTAATGTTGCCAGCATGGAAAATTACAGCCGTGCTGTATTTAAGGCAGAAAACGCATTAAGAAAAGCTGCACAAGGAACGCGCCAAGAAGAAATGGCGGTGAAATCTCTGGTGAGCGCGATGGAAATAGAAAATAAAGCCCGTGCTAGGCGCAACTTCTTAATTGCACAGGAAGTAGCGAATCGTCGCCAAGTAATTGCTACTGCTAATGCAGGTTTTGGTTTACAAGGTCCCCAAGCGGCCAACATTCGAGCCGGAAGAGGTCCCGCCTCACCCATTCGCGGCACCGCAAATATGCCGGGATCCCCAGCAGCACTTGCGGCAGCAACGGCCGGAAGCGGTTTGACCAGAGCAGCAGGAGGAGGAGCCGGACGTTTAGGGGGAGCATTAAGTAGTGCTCTTATCGGTGGGGGTTTTCCGCTTCTTTTCGGTCAAGGCGCCGGTGCTGCCGCCGGTGGTGCTCTAGGCGGTCTAGCCGGCGGTTTGATGGGCGGAGGTTTTGGATTTGGTCTATCTATTGTGGGCACTTTATTGGGTGATATAGCATCTCGCGGCCAAGTTATAAAACAATTAGGACAAGATATTGGATTTTCGTCTCAACAAACTCAAGCACTGTCTGCTGCCTTTAAGACTGCAAATACAGATGTTGAGAAGTTTACAGCTGTTATCCAAAATATCCGCGGCTTGGGACTCGAAGTAGAAGATCAAGCTAAAGCTATTCAGCTTGTTACAACGCTCACTGAAAAATATGGAGGTTCTTTTGAAAAGACAGGTAACGCTATTACCACAGCCTTGGAATCCGGCAAAGTAACCCAACAAGTACTTAATCAACTCACCAGTCAAGGTATAAATATACAGGGCGAACTAGCTAATAAATACGGTAAAAATAGAGATGCCATATTGAAAATGGCGAAAGACGGTGAAATATCTGTACAGGATCTTATTGATACACTTGTGAAAATGGGTAATGAAGGGACAGATGCAGTAAATAAACCTAAAACAAGTATGCAAAATTTAAGAAGTAGTGTCGACAATTTAGCTAAATCACTAGCTGGTTTAGCTACAAATCTTGTAAAAACTTTTGGTCCTGCTCTGCAATGGCTTACAGATAGAGTTGCAGATTTTGTAAACGCTGTAGCTCGTGCCATCTCTCGTATGGCCGACTTGATGAACGGCGGACGAATGGCTCAAGCTGAAATACGTGCCGCTGGTGCCGCTGAGGCTGCCACACGCGAAAAATTCGGACCTTTTAAGGGCATACGTGCATTTAATCCTGCGGCGCAAAAATTTTACGATCAACAAAAACAAGCCGAGCTTAAAAAACTTGTACCCGGAGCATTTGCTCCAACGCAAACAAAAACGCCGCTACAAACTTTTGAAGTTCCTTCACAGGCTGCTCCCACTGGAGGTGGCAGTGGTGCGGACAAAGCGGCTAAAGCTGCAGAACGTGAAAAAGCGCGTATCGCTGAACTTGTACGTTCTCAGGGTCTAATAACCCTGGAATACAAACGCCAGCAGGAATTTAGTCAGAAAATTTTTGCTGCCGAGATGAATAAAGATCCGATGCTGGCTCGCCGCTTGGAGGGTGAACGACAACTTGTTGAGTGGGGCATTGAAACTGTCAATCTTCTTGAAAAAGAACAAAGTGCAGCAGGTAAACTTGCTATTTCAAAAGCACAGCAAGCAAAACAGGGTTTGATTATTCAAAAAACTGCTCAAGATTTGACTCGCTTAGAACAGGAACGCAAAGAAAACGCCCAAAATATAATTCTTGGCCTTCAGCAAGAACTAGACCTTAGAAACGCTACCACCGAAGCTGAGCGCAACCGTCTGCGTATTCAGTACGAAATGGATGCACTAGATCGCGGTAAACAGTACACCAATCCCGAACTTCAACAGATTGAAGCACTTAAAAAGCAACTTGCAGCCCCGGAAACCGCCGGCGAAATTATCCAAAAACGCATTGGCGCCCTGCAAGACGAACTAATCAAACTGACCAACATCGGCAACATCGCCGTATCGGTGGCAGACAGCATTGGCACAGCCTTCAGCCAAGCGTTCCAAGGCATCATCTCTGGCACGATGACCGCCCAAGAAGCCCTCGCCAGCTTCTTCAAATCTGTTGGTGACGCTTTTATTCAAATGGCCTCCGAAATCATCGCCAAGCAGATCACAATGATTATTCTTCAGACCATCCTCAAAGCACTGGGCGGCGCCGGCGGCGGTATGAGTACCTCGACAGGTTTTGGTGCCGGGGATACAAGTCACTGGGCAAATATACAAAATACGCCGATGCTTAAACTTCCCGGAAAAGCTGGTGGTGGTGCCGTTAAAGCAGCGACACCGTATCTCGTTGGCGAGCGCGGCCCCGAGCTGTTTGTGCCTGGCACCAGCGGCGGCGTGATGTCCAACAGCGACCTGCGCGCCTCGATGGGCGCAGCGCCTGGTTCCAGCGGCGGTCCTGTCCTTAACATGAGCTTTGAGACCAGCACGATCAACGGGGTGGAATACGTCAGCCGCGATCAACTGGAGGCTGCGATGGCTCAAACCCGCCGCCAAGCCGCCCGCGACGGCGCCCAACGTGGCATGTCCATGACGTTGGACAGACTCCAGCAGTCACCTTCCACACGTAAAAGGGTCGGCTTCTAATGGCTAACTTCCCCTCCTTTACACCTACCGCACGCCGCTATACACCCGGCGTCTACCCCCAAAAAACATTCCGCACGCTGTCTGGAGTCACGGTCCGCCGTACTTTCGGCAACAGCCCCTACGGCGCCCAACTGGAACTGGAATACGGAAATATCCCCGACGCAACCGTCGACGCCTTTTTGAATCATTATCATTCTCAAACCGCCAGCAACAGCCGTTTCCGCTTATCCGACAACGTGACTGCTGGCATGAGTTCCGCGCTGACCGCCGAAGTCACCAGCTACACGGCTGACCGCGGTAATTTGCGCTGGGAGTACGAAAAACCGCCCCAGGTCCAGTCTGTACGCCCCGGCATTTACACCGTTACCATCACGCTGCTTGGAGAAATCCGCAACACGACTACGGATGACGCGTGATGGCTATTGACGTCCGCATCGCCCAATTTTTCAATCTGACTACAACCGACGGCACCACCCACCGCTACCAAAACTATTTTGTAAACGAAAGTTACAGCTACCTAAGCCAACGCTACGAGTTTGCCCCTTTTCGCGCCGAAGGTACCGTTTCCAACAACACGGGCGACAACACCCTTGTGCAGGTGCTGTTTCCCAACGTAGATTTCGCCATCCGTCTGCTGGACGCCGGCAACGGCAACCGTCTGGGACGCCTGGTGCTTTCCACTGTGTGGCTGACGAGCAACAACGAAATTGCCGTAAACGGCGCCACACAAGTCGAGTATCTAGTTGGCATTGGCGCCAGTATCAGCGAGACTACTATTGAGCTGCGCTACCGCTCAGCCATCGACAGCGTGGTCTCCAACTTTCCGGCCCGCGTACTCACGCGCCAGCTGGTCGGCCCCCTTCCCGTCAGCGCCAACGTATCCCTCCAGTGAACGACCTAATCGGGCTGCGCTACGGCTGGGGCCACGCACCTTGGGACGGCAGCGGCAAAACCGATTGTTTCCAGCTGGCGTGCGAGGTCCACAAACGCTTGGGGTTTGCCGACTACACCGAGCAGTTCGAGTGGGTCTACCGCGACTACACCGACGAAACCTTCCCGCGCAAACTGATTTTTCGCTGGCTGCTGGATAACGGAACCCGGATTGACGCACCCCGCCCTGGTGCAGTGGCCTTTTTACCCGGTGAAGCCGGAGCTGCGCTGGCCACTGTTTTGGAGGACGATGCTGTGCTTTTTATCGCCCCAAGTCAGAATGTGGTGCGTAGCCAGATTCCCACTGGGATGGGCGCGTATTTTTGGATGAACCGATGACCCGCAAGCTGCTGCCCTTTGAGCACGAACTGATCGCAACGCTCGGCATCAGCAAGGACGAGTACCTGGAATTTGTCGCGCTATACGAAAAACCCGACTTTAAGGGCCAGCCAACAGCAGAAGTTGGCGTCGTGGCACTGGTTCTGACGATTGTTGGCATCATTGCTCAAGTTGTCTCAGCACTATTAACTCCTCAACCGCAGGTTCCTGAATTACCCGGAATCCAGAAACAAGAAGG